AGAACAAGGCATGATGGTTGAAACTGGAGACAACTTTAAAGCAAACCCAGCAGTTAAAATGAAGCTGGATGCCACAAATCAAATGATGCGCATTGACGATGTATTGGGATTGTCAGTGTATAGTCGGGCGAAACTTGCCTTAAAGAGTGAGACTAAGAAGAAGCCTGACGATCCGTTTGCGGAGCTGGTGTCATCGTGAACTATGCGACTGAATACACCGACAAGGTACTAAGTGGTGAGATTGCTGCCGGTAAAAAAATTAAGCAAGCAGCAAGACGCTACCGCAGAGATTTGAGAGCCAGCAAGCGCAAAAAGAATCCATGGCCGTATTACTTTGATGAGGACTTTGCCAACAAAGCCATTGAGTTTATCGAACTAATGCCGGCACGTGATGGATCACCACTCAAGCTGGAACTTTACCAAAAATACTTGGTCTCAGAGCTGTTCGGGTGGAGAGACAAGGCAACCGGCAATCGCCGTTATGATCGAGCCTATATATCGATGGCTAGAAAGAACGGGAAATCGTACCTAATGGCCTGCCTCGGCGCGCTGTATCTCCTCATGGAAAACAAGCCAGCCATGAACCGAGAGATTGTCTACACAGCCAACAGCAACGCCCAAGCCCATTTATCCTTCGATATACTGTCTAGTGGTTTGCGTCAGGTCTCTAAGGTGTCTAAGTCAGTGCGTGATCGTTTGAAGATCAACCGTAATGAAATCATCGACTTGCCGAGCAACAGCCGAGCCGTTCCGCTTGCGTCTGATCTGCACAGCCTAGATGGTTATCAAAGTGACTTGGCTATTATTGATGAGTTTGCCTTAGCTCGTAGCGATGAGATTCTACGAACACTCAAATCCGGCCAGATCAATAGTGATAACAGTTTACTGGCCGTCATCTCGACCACGGGGCCAGACCTGAATGGCCCTATGTATAAAGAATATAAATTTGTCTCCAAAATCTTAACCGGTCGCGAACAAGCAGATCGGTATTTTATTGCCGTTTTTGAGCAGGATAGCAAGGATGAAGCCTTTGCACCAGAGACTTGGGAGAAGTCAAATCCACTACTGGCTAATGCTGAAAGAGCGAAGACAATGAGACCTAGCTTGCAAGCTGATGTTGATCTAGCAGCCAAGCAAGGAACGTTGCGGCCAATTCTCGTCAAGAACTTCAACACCTGGCAATCAGCCAGAGCAGACAGTTACATCAGTCTTGACGACTGGGAGAAAGCCACTATCGAGCCACCAGACACTAGAGACAAGGACGTGTATATCGGACTTGACCTTTCCAAGTCTAGCGACCTGACCAGTATTTCGTGGCTGGTTCCAGAAGATGGCTACCTGTATGCTGACAGCCATTCATTCGTGGGTACTAAGTATGGACTGGAAGAAAAGATCAAGCGTGACGGGTTCGACTACATCAGTGGTGCCAGTCGTGGTGAATGTAGCATTACCAAACTCGATAGCGGCATGATCGACTATGACGAAGTTTTACGCTTCATTCTCGACCTGATCGAGCGGAACCAGTGGAACGTACGCGCCATCTGTTACGATCCCTTCGCTATGGGCTACCTGATTCCAGAATTTGAAAAACGCGATTTGCCACTGCTTGAGGTGCGACAAGGTGTTAGAAGTTTGTCAATACCTACGGTGCGGTTCCGTGATGATCTCTTCAATGGCCAGTTAAAGCACCCTGATAATCAGTTACTGGCCTATGCCGTTAATAACGCCATTCTGAAATATGACGCTAACAACAATCCAATTATCGATAAGGCCCACAACGCTACGAAGATTGACCCCGTAGCCGCACTGATGAATGCCTACACAATTGCAATGGATCAAAACAAGGGAAGCGAGGTGGCAGACAATGACTTTTATTCGAGCGATGACTTTGGTTTTTAATGTGCAGACCGTGCTGTTACTACTGGGGCTGATCTGTATGGTTGTCGGTATCTGGTGGCTGTTCGGGTTTGGTGTTGGTATGTTAGCAGTCGGCACGGCCTTGATCTCTGTCGCAGTCATCATCAACTTCAACAAAGGGAGGTGAAACAATGAGCTTTTTCACGAATGACACAACACAACCACGCGATGACAACAGCGACCCGTTCTTAGATGCGCTTGTCAGCATGACCAGCAATGACAGCGGCTTATATGTGGGGATTGGTGCTTTACGTAATTCGGATGTGTTTACGGCGGTGCGCGTGATTGCCAGTGATCTTGCAACCAATCCGATTGAATACAGTGATAAGCGCATCAGCGTGCTCCTTAACAAAGCACCTAATGACCACATGACCGCGTGGGCGTTCAAGTTTTCCCTAGCTACTAACATGCTGCTGAATGGTAACAGCTTTGCACGGGTTACCAAAAATCCTAGCGGACAAGTTACTAGTTTCGAGTTAGTCCCCAACAGCCAGATGGTGGTTAAACAAGACGATACGACCGGCATTATCAGCTACGAATACACGCCTGACAGCGGCCGCTCACAGCGTTTAAATGCCAGCGAGGTATTACACTTCAAGTGCTTCACACAAGACGGTTACAAAGGAATATCGCCACTTTATAGCCTTCATGATGAGGTCGGGGTACAAAAGTCTGGGCATGCGTTGCTGAAAGGTTTCTTTAACTCCGGTGTCCAAGGGACAGGCATTCTTAAGGTCAACAAGACCCAGCTAGACACCAAGGCAAAAGAAAACATCCGGAATAAATTTGAAGCTGCCAACAGTGGTGATAATGCCCTCAAGACCATCATTCTAGACAATGATATGGATTACAAGCAACTCGAAGTTAATACTGACGTGCTGAATCTAGTCAATTCTAGCGATTGGACAACGAAACAGATTGCCAAAGCGTTCGGGTTACCACTGGATCGGCTGGGTATCGAAAGCGAGCACTCAAATGCCGTACAGTCCAACGTGATGTACTTGCAGAACACGCTGATTCAGTATTTTACCTGCTTCACAAGTGAGATGGATGCCAAACTGTCCACAGGTGACAACCGGTTCAGCTTCAACACTGACAAGCTGTTTTCAGCGGACCCAGCCACGATGCAAGAACTAGCAGTTAAGGGGCTGCAAGGCGGTGTTCTGACCACTAACGAAGCACGAGCAAGATTAAACCTGTCACCAATTACCGGTGGTGATGAGATTATGGTCAGTCTGAACTACACGCCACTAAGCAACCTGACAAACTATCAAAACACAAGACAAAGGAGTGATCCAGAAAATGAATCAAGATGACGTAGAAAAACGCCTGAATCCCGACGCTGATCTGGCTGCCGCCGATGCGACTAAAACAGACGACGATCAAGATAAGGCTAAAACCGGTCCAAAGAAGTTAAGTGGCTATGCAGTAGTTTTCAATAGTCCGAGTAAAGATCTTGGAGGCTTTAAAGAAGTTGTTGATCCGCACGCCTTCGATGATGTGGACTTATCAGACGTCTATATGGTTTCAAACCATGATTTTAGTCAAGTCTTAGCCAGTACTAAGGCTGGTACCTTGACCTTAAACGTGGATAATAAAGGCCTGCATTTTGAAGCAACCTTACCCGATACGACCACAGCTAACGATGCTTACAGCAATGTTCAAGCTGGTAATCTGTCAGCCATGAGTTTTACTTTCAATGCTGCGCCAGACGGTGACACATTCACTAAAGACGACAGCGGGCAAGTGATCCGTACCATCAAGCAAGTAAAGAGCCTTTTTGATGTATCGCTTTGTGCAATCGGCGCGTATGACGATACCAACGTCCAAGTGGACAAACGCAGCTACACTGAATGGTTGAAAGACCATGTAGAAGATCCAGAACAGCAACTACCACCAACCGAAAAACGAAAGGGAGTCAATCACATGACCGAAAAAACTATTATTGATAAAGAAGAACATACCGAGTCCCGCGCTTACGAAGACTATATTCGTAGCATGGGTGAGCAACGCGATGGCTTAACGACAACCACTGCTGGTGCAGTCGTTCCTAAAGAAGTCATCAATGATGTTTGGGACTTAAAGCAATCAGATTATGACCTGGCTAAATACGTCACTGTGAAGCAAGTAGGTACCCCTGTAGGCACCTATCCGATCGCCCTCACTAACAATGGTGTCTTAGCCACCAAGGCAGAACTCGCAGACATTCCAGATATCGATTCAAACCTATTCCGTGGCGTTGACTACAAAGTTGCTACCCGTGCTGGCAAGATTTATCTGTCTAATGAACTGGTAGAAGACAGTGAAGTTGATATTGTTGCTGAGGTTAAGAATCAACTCAAGAAGCTGGTACAAAACACAGACAACAGCAACATTATCAGCGTTCTGACTGGCAAGACGGGCACCAACGATAACTTCAAGCACATCACTGGCACTGGTCTCGATGACCTCAAGCAAACTTTCAATGTTGAGTTAGATCCAGCACTGTCCTTGTCTGTTATCGTCAATCAGGACGCTTTCAATTACCTTGATACCCTGAAAGACAGCGAAGGCCGTTACTTGTTACAACCTTCAATCACTGCACCATCAGGCAAGCAACTGTTTGGGGCACCGGTGATCGTGATTGCTAACAAAGTATTGCCGACTGATAAGGCAGGCACCTATCGGATCATCATTGGGGACTTTTCTCAAGCGATTTTCTTAGCCCAGAAGAACGAAGTCAACACCCAGTGGCAGCGCTTCGATAGCTATTCTCAGGGCTTGGCCGTCGTGATCCGCAACGACTATGAAGTGGTTGATCCAGACGCTGCTCGAATTGTTGACATCACACCGGTAAAGGCCTAAGAGCATAATTTAGTGGGGTGTGCCTCAGGGTACGCCCCTATTTTTATAAGGAGATGAGCACATGAGTGTTACCACAGAAGATTTAAAGAAAGCACTGCGCATTAGTCACAGCGAAGATGATGCTATGTTGTCAGCCTACTTGTTGACGGCAAAGCAGTTCGTGATTAGCGCGGTTGACCAGA